CAACTTGTATTTTACACTATCTTGTGGTAGAAATGCGGCATACTTAACACACTTCTGCCTATATGCAGGCCATCGGATAGTGTCATTGATTTTATCTGCCCACATTGGAAAGAATCCAAGAATCTGATTTAGGATGCACAAGGTTTCAACTTGCACATCTTTTTGTAGAGTCTTGGTGAGTAACAAAGGGTAATCACCATCAGTCATTAATACTTCATTGGGATTAAGTATACAATCTTCAAAAATAAGTTTACAATCATTTTCAAAAGTGTATGATAGTGACTGAATCACCTTTTGTCGTTTACGGAAATTCATATCGGCCTCTTCTTGCAACAGAGCACCGACCCATGACTTTTCATCTTCTATTAAATTTGCAACAATGAAGTTAATTAAATCTTCTTTGTTGGTGTACTTACGGGACAATTTGTAGAAGTGATATTTGTCTTTACGATTTTCAAATGCGGTGACAGTAACATTAGTCTTGCCATTATATTTGAAGTAATCGTATGAGTCGGTTGTGAAGTGAAGTTTTAGAGACTGATAGAGTCCAAAAGCTTCATAACCAGATATCATATCGGTAACCTAGCACCCTTTTCTTTTAACATGTTATTGTCCAATGCCACATTTTCAATCTTTGATTTTAGGTTAGAATTGATTAATGTAGCCGCCACTTCAATTTCAAGCCCAGTTGTTTTGCAATACTCTACAACTGCATCAATGTAATTGTAGTTTGTATTTGCAACATATTCTTCTATGGACTTGGCAAATTTTGCCATTTCGTCTTTAGTTGGCATCTTTTCCTTTTGGACAATTACTGTCCCAGCATTCATAGTTCAACATTGTTTGAGTGTCTATCGTACAAACAGGACAAACATCTTTCATTTTTGGTGAACGAATTAGTTGTGCCGCAGTCCAATCCATCACAGCAGACCCTGTAGTATCCGAATTCAAATCACCCGGTCTTTGTTTTGGAAAAGGCCACTCAGAATCATCCCTCAATGTTTGAGTCCATTCATGTGTTTCTTCATTTTCATCTTCATAATTTTCTTCAGCACATTCAAATTTTGGTGTGGTGTATGGGTCTTCATAATCCACAAATTCTAATGTGCCTGTTGGATGAAAACCTGAACCACGAATAAACATTTCAAAATGTTCTAAGATAGTTGGAAGATAATCTGCACTAAATTCAATTGTAGTCTCTGCATTATGTCCAGAGATATTATCTACTTGTTTAAAAATATATTTCATTTCACAATCGTTTCATAAAGAGTTTCAAATTGGTCTTGCACAGCAACTTCTTCATCATAGTTTTGTTTGAAGTAGACTTTCGCCATCTTCGCAACTATCTTCTTAGGTAACTGTAACTGCTTACTGATATCTGCAATTGCTTCACGGATATATTCTTTCTCACCCTGAGCCCGTGCCATTGAATCAGACACCTCACGGATTACTTTCAACAACTTTTCACGGTCTGCTGGGTTTGAAATTTGATTAACACTCACTTGCTGTATTGCCATAATATACTCCTAAAAATTATTTCTTAACTGTTGCGGCATATGTTATACAAATCGGATTAGAATTTGTTTCATATGCACACTTCACGGATAGTGGGTCAACACCTCGGCTGATTGCAGCGTCAATGTTCTTCGCCATGTTGTTTCTATCATTAATATTATACACGATTCCGCCAATTATTGCGGTACATAATATGATTATTACCGATACGCATATAGTGATTAAGTCTTTATTCATATGAAATGATTCCTTTTGTTCGGTCGATTGTGTCAATTTTGCTTTTGTAGAAAATATGTCTCCCAATTTGTGTCTCCTTTTGTAGTCTTGTCCAGTTAGGTTTTACATAATCAGCATGATAATAGGTTGCACCATTGGTCACATCAGTCATTCGTTCAAAATTTAAAAATACATTTGTAGATAATTGTAATATCTCATTATACAATGGAGTCTGCTTCATTGTCAAGCTTCTGGAGGTAAATGTGCTATCACAATACCATGAAAATTGACATGTTTTGCCTGTCTTTTGTTTTACTACATCGCATATGTTATCGGCATATCCTGATTGCACCCGATTCAAAGTGACAAATGCAACTGCTTTCTTGCCTTCAAGTGGTTCGTGTCCTGCTTCAAAGTAAATGTTTTCAGCCAAACAGGTTACTTGTTTTTGTGCCTGAACAGTTAAGGCATTGTAGGTTGATTTGATGGGTAGAACATTATAAGTGTCTACACTCATCAATGATAAAAATAAAATCAATGATGAAAAAATTATGCTAAAAAGTATTAGTTTACTTCGCATCTTGCTCCTTGTGTGTTGTTTAAAGTGGGACGAAAAGTCCCACCTCCCTCAATTAAGAAGATTTCTTAACGGAAACTTTTGGTGTTTCTGGTGCAGAAATATTAGACACGAAACCATTTAAGGTTTGAGCCTTGCTTATAATATCTGCTTCTGAGGGGATTGAAGGCAAACCTGGATGTTCGGGAGGATTTTCTCCCTTACTTTTTGCCGATTCACATTGCATGTTCCAGTTTTGGGAAATGCGGTCACGTTGACCATTATATTCATCATATAGCATGTCTCTTGCCATTTTTAATAGTTCAAGACGGATTTCAAAAGGTGTCATGTTTGACATAGTTTTCTCCTGTGTGTGTTATACTACCTGTGTGTGTTGTGGTAGTATATCTATTTATAACAAATTAATCCCAAAGGCCTTCATAGTACTTACCAAATAAACGATAACCATTACTGATTCGTTTCTGTACTTCTTTCATTCCTTCATAATCACATTTATATGTGTGATTTGGTCCATCAACCATTTCGTACATTGTGGCTTTACCAAGCATATCCCATTTGCAAGCAACTGTTTTGTGGTCGATTTCACCAGAACGAAACTTTTCTTCCCATGAATCATCAACTTTACATTCAAAGGCAAAAATCATTTCATCAAGAACATAATCCCAGCGTTTGAAATGATTAGCATCAGTATCATATTCATTTTCTTTTGGTGGTGCAGATGTTGATTTCAATTCATCTGGTACATCTTCATCATCAACAAAAGGTGAACCGTGTTTGGTTTCTTTTAATTGTTTCAGCATCGGCAGAATGATATCTGCTAATGTATGATCCATTGACCAAGTATCCCATCGGTCAATCTTCACATACTTAATTTCTGGATGAACAAAGTCAAGAAACTTCATCCATGCTCTGCAAAATGGAGTTAGAAAATTAATCCACTTATCATATTTGTGGCCAGGAATATCCTGATGGTTGTAAAACACATCATCATCTTTTTCCCAAAAACAAACTGCCTTGAGAATAGTGTAAGGTGATACCCAATGATGGCGATAATTACTTCTATAAATTTTCACAATTCCTCCAAAATATAAAAGACGGTTTTATTGGGATCCGTCAACCCTCTTAATTAGAAACTACGAGTGTATTGTAGACGCCATGCATCTTTTTCTTCGTCACCATAAGAACGGCTCCAACGAACAGCTACTTTGTCTTGTTTGGTTAAATCGTAACCAACTGCTGTGTGAACACGGGTTGTTTGATAACTGTTTGAGGTATCAAATGCATTACGATAACGAGCACCAACATCACCAGTAAAACCAGCAAACAATGGGAACTTAACACCAGCATCAACTGCATAATGACTGAAATGTGTAGAACTAGAAATTCTTTCACCCAAACGACCACCAACATAGAAGGCACCGAATGATTGTTTAACACGAACTTCCATGCCTTGTGAAATTGAACCACTACCAAGTGCTGTTTGACTATTTTCCATTTTGATACTGTAGTCGGTAGAACCTACTTTAGTACCAAGAACAACACCTTCTTTAATATTTGATGCGTTTGTTGCACGATTTGTTTCATCTGAGTACTCCAATGAACCATAACCTTGCGCCATAGCGGTCACACTAATTGCCAAACTGGCTAAAAATAAACTAATCTTCTTCAAAATAAAACTCCTTGGTTGAAATATATGAATGATTATTAAGGGAACCAAACAAAACCTTTTATTAATTATTACCGATTCGCAATATACATTGTGATTTCAAAACCGAAACGCATGTCGCTTGCTTGTGGTGTAGACCATTTCATAGTGATTCCTTTTTAAGTTTTTAAAATGGTTAGTTATTCTGTTACGAGGAAACTAACCGAAACCCTAAGCAGTGTTTAGGCTGCTAATGCGAACTGTGAGTCGTTTGCGTTTACTTTTTTTTCTTCTTTTTACATCGTTGCTGATGTGCTGTCCACTCTGTTACTTGTTGCCCTGTCGAAACTATGCAGGCCCATTATAAA